TCACAATTACTGACTGAGAAACCTGATTTAGGTACCCATTCTCCATCTTCATAAACCAATATGACTCCTTCTTCAGGTGGATCTCCACCAGGATTGAATGGTGATGAATTAATTTGAACACTGACTTCATTATTGGCTGTTGTGGCTGTGACAGCGTCTCCTGTAAAATTGATTGAGGTTGCTGATGTGGTTAGTGTAGTGCCTTCATCTTTCACAGTTGCCATTCCCGCACTGGCAACAGCATTTGATCCTGCATCTAAATCAATAGCACCATTTGTCGTATCTTTTATTAAATCTTTTAATCTTTGGAACATTGATTTGTTGCCTGTCATTCCTGCGAACAAACCATCCAGTTTTAATAATAATTCTACCAATGAAAGAGCACCCAACAGTCTGCCCAATGTGCCACTGTTGACATCTGTGTCATCTCCTATGGCATCTGGCACTTGTTCAGGTGTGTAGTCAACCAACCCTGATGGTGATGTGAAAGGTCCTGTGGTTGTTGAATTAACACCTCTTGTTTTAAAAAAATATTGATCTGTTGCCAATGCGTCATAATCCAATGTGACTGTGGTTCCTGATGTGAACACACCTCCGTTGGCAGGACGTTCCGTTGCAATCAATTGATATGATCTGTTTTCATCTCCTGTGACATTTACATCTGTTGTTCTCCAGAATTCAATTGCTTCAACCAATCCTGTGGGTGATCCACAAGTTATTTCAACTCTTGGTCTGCTGTCACTTTCAAATTTTGTAACCTGTAAATTGCTTGGCACACCAATTGAACCTATTGTAATGATTCCATTGGCATCTGTTCTTGTGAAACGATATAAATCTGCTGTTGAATACACATTGGCATCATATTCCAATGCCACCATCTTCATTGTTAAGGCACCATCTGCGTCTTGTGTTTCCTGTATGCTGATTATTCTAAACACTTTAGCAGTGAAACCCATTCTTGAATTGGTCACATCTATAAGGTCACCTGCTTTTAAATTAACGTAAGTAAAATCTGTTTCAAAGTCTATCACAAGATTGACTCTGCTCTGTTTTAATTCAATGATACCTAATAGTTGTGCCTGTATTGGTTCATTGATTGTGTCATATGTGAGTTGGAGTGTGTTGTTTTCTTCATTGCTGTTTCTATCTGATGATGGTATTTCAACTGTGACAAAGTCTGCTGAATCTCGTATGTCTCTGTTGGGAAACTCTACCTTGACTTTGTTGTATAGGTCTCTTAAACCTGTTGAGGCAACATTGATATTGCCTATAATGTTTGAGTCTGTGAATGATGCTGTGGATGTGCCTGCTTGATTAATTACAACACCCCAATCACCTTCGTGTATGTCATATTTTATATAACTTGCGGCAGATGATGCCACTTTTTCTATGTTCTCCATAACTGGTCTGGCTGTGTCCAGCAAACCATTAATCTGATATCTGTCTGCGAGTGTTTGTGCTCCAGTGCCTTGGTCATCGTATGCCACACTTGTGTCTGAATATGTGTTCAATGCTGTTAGGCTGGTCTGATCAATGTAATCCTCGTGTATGCCTGCACCATATGTGGTGTTGGTCATATAATCAAACAACACATCACCAGGTTTCTTCATATCATTGTCAATTTCAAATTCAAAATTACCCAGTTGTGTCAAACCTTTATCTCTATTGTAATTGATTTCAACCACAGCAAATATCAAGTTCTCCATTTTGTGTGTTGTACTGCCCCAATTAGGCATTACAGAATAAGCATTTGGATAAGAAGCATTTGAATAACCATCTGGTATGCTTGGTGTGTCTGAACCTCCAGCATAACAATATATTTTTACCAATCCTGCCAATGATGTGTCTATGCCTGTGGCACTGACACCAACTGATGCCACTGTGAATCCGTCAGAAGCAAAATTAACTTTTTGTTTGTTAAGATACACATCTTTGAATGTGTATGTGCTACCTGATGAATCACTCAATTTGTGTGATGTTGTTTCAGACAGTGTTAGACAGAATGTCATTGTTTGATTGTTGTTGGTCATATGAGCATCTGTTATAATGCCTCCAAAAAATGCTGAACCATATAGAACAGGTATCTTGTGATCTGTTGCTGGTGGCAGTTGTAGTCTTACACCTTCATCAATGTTGGCAACTTCATCTATGTCATTGTCTTTGTTGACATTACGATTTAATTTGAAAACAAGATAGGCAAGTGCCGCTGTGGTAACCAACGTGGAACGATTGCTGTTGAAAAATGTTTTTGCTTTGTTGCCAAAGTTTTTTATGCCATCAAGAAAACTCATTAATTTGGTGCTCCAAAGTTAAAGTTTGATTTCGCCAATGCTGGCACTCTGTCAAATGATTGATCACCAGGATAAAATTCTGCTTGGTCAATAGGATTTGTTCTTCTACCAGACACTTTGTTGTTCAATTGGTCAATAATACTGGTTGCTGTGAGTGTGATCACAACAGAACCATCAGATCCTGCGAGATCATCTGCTATGTTAAAATTATTCACAACACCTTTGAATTTGCCTGCTGGATTTCCTGTGATGCTTAACAATGCTCCTGTTTCAGCATTAAAAAATCCTCTTGTGATTTCTATTTCAGAACCTTTTACCTTTTGATCCACAATGTCACTCACATTGCCTGATGGTATGCCTGATATAGATATGCTCAGTTCTTGCTGTGCCGCTCTTAAATTGCTGGTTGTGTTGCTGACTGACAACAATTCACCTATGCCTTGATAGGTTGTGCTACCAATGGTGTAATTGATGTGATAGTCTGAAAATGTCAGTGTCTGATAACCAGGTATCGTCAACTTAACAAACAGATTGGTTTGAATATGTGTGTAGGAAGATAGATTCAGTGCCATTATATCGCCTCAACAAATATAAAAGGTCCGCTCCAACTCACTTGGTCATAACCAAATATTTTGTAGTTGGGCCATTGAACACAAATTACGTCCCAGGTAGCATTTGTCCCAATCACCAAATTATAACTTGCTGTGGCATCCAGTACGGGTCTATGAACACCTATAACTGATGTGGCTGATGTTTGATCGTTGGTGACTGAATAAACTTTACCTGTTGAACCTAATTGAATGTAATCACCTTTTTTTAATCTAAAACTTGTGGCATTTGTGTTTGAATTCACTGTCAATGATGTTGAACCTTGTGTTGCGGCAACATTCACCGTGCCTGTGATACCTACATCACCTCTTAATCCTGCGATGTAATGATGTGGTATGCTGATTTGTCCTGTGGACACTCTGTCCAATGTTTCCATATCCTGTATGATTGAACGATATTCTGTAAAACTTGGACCATCAGGCAGTCTTACTTCAAACTCCCATACCTGTCCACCAACTGATGTTGTTTTGATCACACCTGATCTGCTTTGTGTTTGTGAAACTTTTCTTCTCTTGTTGATGCTTAAAGTGGTTGCTCTATCAAATACTTCTTGGTATGCTGTTGTCATTGTTATTACCTACTAAATTGTGGCAAACTCTGTCTGCCTGTTTCTGATACTGCAAACAAGAACTGTGGATCTCTTGCCAATAGTTCTTGGAATGATGCGGCATCTACTGCGTTTATATTGTATGTGACTTGACTGCCCATTATTGGTGTGACAGTTGCTGGTCCTTGAACAAGTTCTGGACCTCTTTCGCCCACAATACCATATTCACCTTTGCCCAGTATACCACCATCTCCCATAAATTTTTTACCTATGGCAGAACCAATTGAACCCAACACATCAAACAATCCTGGTGCGTTGCTTCTTGCTCCAGCACCACCAAATATTCTTGCAAACAGTTCTTGTATTCTGCTTCTTAACAATGTTGTCAATAAGTCATTGATTAAATCTTTGAAACTGAACTTGCCTGTTTTAACAAAATTAACAATGGCATCTTCCATACCCTGTGTGGCTTGTTCAAATATTCTACGTGCCTGTTGAGCACCGTTTGTGGCATTCTCAACATATTCACGCATTGCCTGTTCCCAACCTTCTGAGAAGTCTCTCTGTGTTTGTCTTGTTTCTTTGGCTATTTTTTGTTGTGCTTCAATTAATGCTTTTGTGTTTTCATCAACTTCATCCAACAAAGCCTTGACTTGTTTATCGTCAACGCCTTCAGTCTGTGCTTTTATTCTTCTTTTGATTGCTTCTGCGTTTTTTTGTTCTTGTATTTCTATTTTTTTTAATACTTTTTCAAATCCTCTCCATTCATTAAGTGTGGCATCCAACTCAAGATCACCTTTTGTCTTTTCAAAATCTTCTCTAATTTTTTTCTGTAATTTTAAAATTGTCTGACTGATTTCTTTTGTTTTTTCTTTTACAGCGTCTCCATCAGGAACCATATCCATAATTGGATCTCTGTAATTTTGTAATTCTTTTAAAGTCTTTTTCTGTTGTTTGTTAAATTCTTCTTGTGCTTTTGTGGCATCACTTGTCTTGTTGAAATAGTAAGCAAGAGCACCACCTGCCGCCAATATACCTGATATAATTTTAATGAATGGATTTCTTCCCATTACCACATTGAGCACTCCCATTGCTGTGGCTGTGGTTCTAATTGAATTTGCCAATGTCAAGAACAAGGCAGTCATTTTACCAATTGCTAAAGCAACAAACGCCGCCTTCACAGCGTCAATGTTTTCTTTTAAGAATTTTATTACTGTGACTGTGCCTTGTATGGCTGTGGCTAATCCTTCACCAATTGATTCTGCAAATTCTTCTAATACATCTGCGTTCTCTTCAAAAAACTTGTTGAGGTCACCCAATTGGAATTTAAGTTCTTCAAAAAATCCTTCTGCTACCTGTTTCTGGAAGGTAAAGAATTTGTCTCCCAACATTGAAACGGTACCTTCCAATGTGTTGGCAAATTCGTTTGTGGCATTACCAAATCTACCACCTTTACCAAATACTTCTTCAAATCTTTTGATGGTTTGTTCAATGGATACTTTGGCTCCTTCTTCAAAGCCAAGCATTGATCTAACACCTCTTTCACGGAATATGTCTGCTGATGCTATACCACCTGAAAAGGCTCTTTGAATTTGTTCACCAGTGGTTTTGAAGTCCAGTCCTGTCACCGCCGCCACGTTACCAGTAATCTGTAATAGATTGTTTAGGTCGTCTGCGTCTTTGGCAACAACTGCCAGGTTACCTGATGCTTTTTCTATCTCTTGTAGTGAGAAAGGAACTTTGGATGCGAATTTTGTAAGGTTGTCAAATGCTTTGGCACCTTCTTCTGCTGATCCAAACAAGAACTTGAATCTTAATCCAAGGTTTTCAACTGATGACCCAACATCCACAAATGATTTGAGTAATTTACCAACTCCAACTGCCGCCAATGCCGCACCAACAGATGCTATGGTGGCTTTGAATGCTGATAGATTATTCTGTGCCTGTTTGGTATCTACGTCTACTCTGTACCTTAAATCTGCCATCCTTTACTTCCTTTTTAAGATGATTTTAACCAATGCTTTTATGAAATTACCTGTGGGTTTGCTCATACCTTGAGGTGCTTTCTTTGAATATCCTTGATCTAATCTTTTGGCATAAGGATAATCAGCACTGATTGTTCTTTTATTTACCAATTTTGTTCTGCGTCTGGCTGTTCCGCTTCTTTTTGGTGTTTTTTTCTTAAAGAACTCCATTGCCGCTTGTGGCACCATTCCTAATCGTGAATTGATCCTTGATACAGACGGTGTAATCCTATCATAAACTTTTTTAATCGCCATCTTTCTTCCTCACTTTGTCCATCATTTCTTGTAGTTTGCCTACAGGAACTTTTGGTGCTGGCATTGTGCCCTTGCCTGCTTTTGCTTGAGCCACTTCAGACTGGTATTGTTCCCAAGCAGTGGCAGTGTTTATAATATGTATGTCAAATGTATCCGCTTCAAATAGTACCTTACTTGGAAGAGCGGAATACCTTTGTGCCAATGCGTCAATCAACAGAATTTGACGTAGATTAGAACTGTTTGGTGTTAAATCTACTTCTGTGACTTTCCCAAGCCTTCAACAACCACAGTCACAACCTTCATCAACACATTGTTAGGCAGTGATGTTTCTTTGGTTATGATGGGTTTACCTTCCTTGTCCATAATTAAACCTGTGACAGCATCCAATACAGATGTGTAATTGTCCTTGTCCACTGATGCCAACTTCATAAATTGGTCAATGGGTGTTCTGTCCCAAGTGTAAAATTCTAATGATTCACCAAACTCTTTGACAATGTCTTCGTCGTCCAGTGTTCTCTTGATTAATTGTGGTTTAGTCGCTATCTTTGATAGTTCCATTTTGATCTCCTTTTCTTTCAATCAGTTTGTTTGCCAGCATCACTAAAAATTTTAATCTGCTGGTTGCTTTTTCTATGTCTGCTCTGGCACACTTTATTTCATTGGTTGCCTTGGCAGATTCCGCGATGATGGATTGGTATAATTCTATATCGTTCTTTGAATCAAATAAGTCCATAAATCAATTTTATTTATTGTGTGCCAGAGGGCGGTGTACGCCCTCTGAACAAATGTGTTTATTAAGACACTGTGTATTCGCCATCCACTGTTAAAGTGATTGGTGAAACCCACACTGGTGCGTCTGCTGATACCGTAGGTGCTAAACCTGTAATGTATCCTGAGCCAGTCACAGTTTTACCTGTAGCGCCACCATCTGTGTCACCAAAGTATAGACTGAAACTAACTTTTGTTTTGTTTTTAGACAGATTGAAAATACCAAAGTACGTCGCACTATTAGTATCTGAATCTGTGCTATCACCAAAAAATACTGTTTGGTCCAAAACAATGTTCATCGCGAGACTGTTTGTTGATGTTGTTGCGATTTGTTTTTTCGCTGTCGCATCAAGTTGAGTCCACGTGAATACATCATTAGCATTGTTCACGGTTACGTCTTGTAAAGCAGGCACACTTAAACCAGTATCAGAACCGTTTGCCGCTACTGTCACTGACAGTGTCGCTTGAACGCCACTAACACCTGGTGCTGGATAGATATAAGCCATATCTCTTCTCCTTTTAAGTTATTGTTATTAATCTTACAGCAATCTCTGTAATCAGTAAATCGCCTTGATAACTCTGATTAACATCACTTTCGCGTCTATGAACTCCAGACACTGTGGTAATGTTTTTCGCGTTCTTCAAATCGTTTACCAATGTAGTATAATTGGCTGGCAGACTTTTAGCATCTGATGAAAAGTAAATGATGACTGACTGTACTTTATTATTCAAATGAACACCGTCCAAAGCAGTTATAACAGGATCTTCCGTTATGTTTGGTTGATCCACGTATATTGTTTTGGGGTTTGTGATATACAGGAGTTGTCCAGAAGCCGTGTATGGCAAATTTGAACTCTTTGTGTATGTTCCCAAACTGAGTGTGTCAATATAATTAAGCACTTCTGTTCTCATTATCTAACCCTCTTAAGATTGTATTGTCCTGGTTGTTTTTCCGTTGACTCCACTGTGGAATCATTGTCAAAATCATACCAGTCACCTGCTGTTATCAGTTCCTGAAATAGGCTTTCTGCCTTGTTGGCATAATAACCCATCTTTTGTCTTTCTGCGTTGTCCTCATTGCCAAAGTCAGCAATTTTAGGCAGAATGAAATCAGCAAGAGCCGTGTACACACATAAGTCTGTGAAGTCGTTGGTTCTTCCCAATATTCTGCTTGAGTCTACCGCAGGAATGTCCGCTACCGTGTTGATAGCAGTGGCACCTGATTGGCGGATGTAATACTCTCTCCACCAAGACGATGAACGAACCTTTGTAAGAATTCGTTCAGTCGCCCTGATTAAAAGTGTTTCTACTGAGTCATCAGTCAAGCCTTCATTGGCTTCAAAAAGTCTCTGATCTTTCTCTTTGACATCTTGAAACTCTGCGAAACTAATCGTCACGCCATTTTCTACTATAAAGGCCATATTACTGATCTCCAGATTATGCCGCGTTACTTACGATTTTAACACCGTGAGTATTCTGAAGTATTGCTTGTCCACAAACTGCTGACATCATAATATCAGT